GTTCTTCATGACAGAGATGGTACGAAGTTGATTACCTTTCTTGACTAGAAGAGACTGGTTGATGTCAGAAAAGTTGTTCAGAATTGCAATGGTTTGCTTAGAAAGTTTCATATCAATAAGGGAAGTCAGAAGAGTTATTTTTGTGGAGTCCAGAGAAGTGATAGAGAAGGATACAATAATGGATTGCCTTCAAAATGTCAAGACGTGACTTGCCATTCTTTTTACCAAAGCGAGAGAGGTACTTAATCGCATTAGAACGACAGAAGGCCTCCGCATCTCCAATACTTTCAATCAGATCAAGAGTTTGAGTTTTGGACTCTTGAGATGTATAATGCGACTTATATGTTCCAGAAAGATAATCACGAATCTCTTTCATCGTGAGATCTTCTTCATATTTCCAGAATCCATTTTTCTCAGTGGATTCTAGATTTAAATCAATTTGATTTTCATTCATATCGTTTTGTTTTAGTTGTGTAGTCCAACCATCATCATATGCAGATGTATATCTTACATATGTGTCTTGAGCTAATTTGTCCAGAGGATCATCATTCATCACATGTTCTTCTGGATCAAGATTTCCATTCATTTTATCAAATAGCAAACTCCAAGCATTAACCATAGCAGAAAAGAAAATCATCTACAAGTGAATCTGCTTTTTCTTTTCCAAACTTGCTGGAAAGATATCCACTTACAGGATCTAGGCGTTTCATATATTTGTCAAAATCTCCGTAAGTAGAATGAACAGCAAACCCACTAGGTTTATTTGATTCTAACATATCTTTGTATGCTTGTAAATAGTCAGCAAAGTCATCAAGATAATTGTTTACTTCACTCATAGTGCATTTACGAACAAACACATTCTCAGAGAAATGATTACCAGGCTCAAAGAACCTGAATGTTCCTTCTGCTTTTGGTAGATCTGGATGGGAGAACAAATAGTTTTCCACTGGATGTTGGAAGTCAAATACAATAATGACTTTCTTATCAAAGAAACCCATCAAGTCCATCCCGAAACAGGGTAGATTCTCACCAGTTTTTGGATAGATGATGTTGTTATAGATGCAGGATTTGTCATCCCAGATCTCGACTTCCCTGGACTTGAGAATATATTTGTTGTTGTAAATCTTGGCGGAGAGGGAGGTGCCTTTGTCCTCCCAGTCAGCCCAATCACAAATGTTTTCTAAATCAGGAAATGTTTCCCACAGTACTTTCTTGTACTCCATCCACAGGGAGTTGGAAGTCGGCGTCAACTTTGTCATACAGTTCAATAAAAGATTGTTTGGTTTCATCATCAAAGCGATTCAGGCAAATTTGAATAGCCTTTGCCTTATCGTTGAAGATGGAATATGCACGAATAATGTGAACCAAGCGGCGAGTAGAAATGATCTCATCAACGCCACCATCATAGAATGTCTTGCGGATGATATCACCCCAATCTACAAGACGCTTACAGAAATCACGATCTTCCAAGCCAAGATCCAGAGCAATGCCTTCCAGAATCTTTTGCTCGGTTGCAGGGGCAGGATAGGACTGCTCAAAGGTCACAGGGAAACGCTCAAGAAATGCCTCATTCAGCACATTGGTGCCGATGAAACGACCATCATCACTACCCTTACCCTTGGTGTTGGCAGTAGCAATCACATTGAAACCAGCAGCAGGTTGGATGTACTTACCGATCTTCTTCAGGAAGACACCTTTACCTTCAAGGATGGATTGGAGACACAGGATCTTATTGGATGCCAGGTCAATTTCGTCTAGAAGCAGCACAGCTCCCCTTTCCAGAGCTTCGATAACGGGTCCATTGTGCCAAACAGTTTCGCCATTAACAAGACGGAAACCACCAATAAGATCATCCTCGTCAGTCTCAATGGTAATGTTCACACGAATCAACTCCCTATTTAGAGAGGCACACGCTTGCTCAACAGAGAACGTTTTACCGTTTCCAGAAAGACCCGTAATGAACGTAGGATAGAAAAGACGGGATTGAATAATTTTTTTAATATCTTTGAAATTACCAAACTGGACGAAGGTATCATCTTTCTGAGGAATAAGGTTTTGTTCTACAGCAGGTTGCACAGAAGGTGCTTGATAGGTTTGTTCAAGTTTTTCCTGTACAGTCAGATTCCATTTACCACGACCCACTTTGTAGTCGGTCAATTTATTGGTAATGGTCTGATAATTAGCACCATTCATTGCACACCAAGCACGGATGTCACCAGAACTCACAGAGTTGCCATAGAGATTCTGAAGACTGGTGATGATGTACTCAGAAGAGATGGTCATGTCGTTTGTTTGAACTGAAGTAATTATACAATGAAAAAGGGGGTTGGAACCCCCTCAGTGGCCAGTTTGAAAAGTGGTCAGACGACCAGGGAGATGAACTCAGAAAGAATCTTCTTATTCATTTTCTTAGAAGAAAGAGACTTCTTGAATGCAGAACGAATCTGGGCTTTAGTTGCATCATCTTTTACATCAAAATCAGTTTCCTGAGAAAGTGCATTTGAAGAAAGACCAAAGTATGCATGATATCCAACATTCTTCATAACAAAACTACGGTTTTTCTTCCAGCTACTTTCAAGTTGAAAAACTTTTTCATGGTCATAATTTGTATATAGGCGCATGAAACGAGATGCTTCACGGGGAGGAAGAACACGAATCCCAATAAAGTTGACATATGGGAACCTATCCTGAAGATTATTCAAAATAGTTTCAGTAAAGTGATGATAATTGTATCCAAACTTATAGGTTTTTCCAAGTTTACGATCACGTAGGAAAGTTGTCGATGGATAAATCGAACGAGTTCCCATGTATGGTTCAGTATCCCACTTACGCATCAGTTCATAGTGACGATTCAATGGATGTGCTTCACCATCAGTCAGTACCACACACTGAACTTTTTGAAGTTTATTATTCTTCTGAAACTTTGGAAGAATTTGATGTAGAGAAATCAATGCTTCATTCAAAGGAGTTCCCGAAAGTTCAACTTGCCCTGGAGATGAATAGAAAACATGATTGCGATAAGAATAGGCCATCCTCCAGATGTTACGCATACAATTTTCAAACTGACTGGTTTTAGTACGATTACTGATGAAATTCAATAGACAGAAATCTGGAGAAACTTTAATCAGATCATTCTTACACTCATAATGTTTTTCTGGATAAATTACATTATTATTTTCGTCATAAGTCACACGCTTCCAATTGTTCGTAAATGCATACACCTCAAAAGGAATATTAGTTTTTTTGCAGAACCAAATCAGATTGAACAATTGTTTTACAGTGTCCAACATGATCTCGCCCATTGATCCAGACCAATCAAGAATAAAGATCAATCCATGATTTTTACCATCAGCAAGAGTTGTTACTTTCTTGAAGAGATCTTCATTGTATTTGTAGGTATGAAGTTTGGTACAATCCAGAACACCAGTCTTAGATACTGTTGCACGGGAATATGAATCAGCGGACTTTTTACACTCAAACTCTTTTACAAGATAGTTGACTTCTTTTTGAGATGACTTTTTGAAATTCATATAATCTTTGTCCGCCAATCCAAAAATATCCGTATTTGGCCGAGAATATTGGTAACATGCATCATTAAAATGACTCTGCTGTTCAGCATATGACTCATTCAAATATTTGTGAATTTCAGTATAGTCAACAACGACTGTTTCAAGATTGACTTGTGGAAGTTCAACATAGACATTCTCAAAAGAATTGGTATTGATTAGATCTTTGAGGTTTTCTTCCAAAGAACTTTCAGTATGTACCTTTAGTTCTTCAGACTCGGATTGTTGACTTTCATAACTGGGAGTATCAAGATCAGCATCATCATTCACTTTTTCATCAGACTCACCAGTATCATCAGACTTTTCACCATCGTCCGAATCATTTTCAACAAAATCTTGAGATTTAGAACCTGAATCTGATTGACCATCGGTATTATTGAGGTCATCAACTTTTTTCTTACTATCCTGCTGATCTTTACAGTATTTGTAAAGAACTTCTGCGGCTAAAAGTGCATCTGCAAAGGTTTCTGAGTCGGCAACCATATTGACAATATCCATCTCTTCACCACATTCAATGGGAATATCAACGTAATTACCAATCTTGAACCACAGATTCAACCTATCAGCAAGATTGAATTCGGAGATGTCTTCATCATCAAGAGAAAAGAAATCATTATCAGAAAGTTCTCCATATCCCCTGAAGAAAGTCTTAGACAATCCAGGGTATTTGCGTTTCATCAGTTTTTCAATACGTGCATCCTCAACAACATTGACAAACTGAGGAGGAATTTTATGGTTTTTTGACCAGTCTTCATCTGGAGTGAACAGTGCATGGCCAACTTCATGACCCACAAGAAGATCATAAACAACATTACTCGCTTTCTCCCACATAGGAAGAGTCAGAACGCGAGTATGAACATTGAAACAAGCGGTTTCAACATTCTTATGCTCCACGATCAAGTCTTCCGTGGCAAGCAGTTTTGCAAGTTGAGACTTGATTTCGTGTTGGACTGCCATAGGTCTGTTGCGTATGGGCCTATTATACAAAAAAAGAGGGTTTTGCGACCCCCTAGTGGACAGTTTGAAAATTGGCCTCAGTCTCTCTGCCGCCAATCATCTGGTTTGTCTTGTTTGAACCAATCAACGATTTCATCAGCACTATCAAATCCCGTTTTATAATTGGATGGGTCGGGATCTCCTAGCCCCATCCTATTCATAAAATCATCAATACTACCTTCTTCAATATCTCCAGCAGATTGTCTCCTTGCTTTTTTTAACATCTCTCGGGCAGATGTATTTGCCTTTGACAATTTCTCTGCCCATATCATATCTTCAAGTTTTACTTCTTCCCCATTCACAATACACTTGCAAATGAATTCGAGTCTCAATCGATATTGCGTAGACAGCATATATATCCTCACTATCACTAGTATTTAGACTATTCTACTGAATCCCTTTACTTTGTCAAATTTGATGACACTTTCAAACTTATCATATAAACCATCTTTATGTGAAATTACAAAAACATTTGCATCTTTAATTACATATCGAATGATTTTCAAAAACTCTTCTGTCCCAAAACCATCCAGAGAACTGTCAAATACTTCATCCATAATGAGAAGATTTGTATTTACTGAATTTTTGGCCCTTGCTATTTCTCTCCAGGTAAACAAAAGAGCCAAATCAATTCTCATTTTCTCACCCTCAGAAAAAGATTCATAAGAAAACTTTTCATGAATTGGTGATTGAACAGATTCGTTAAATTCCTCATCAAGTTTAAAGTTGATGTAGAAGTCCATCATCCTCAAATAGCGGTTTACTTGTTGATTGATGAGAGGCAAATACTTTTTAATAATCTGCCTCTTTACACCACCATCTTTGAGAAGAGAAAACGCAAAGTCATAGTAACTTAACGACTCTTTGTGATCTGAGAGATCAGCATAAATTTTATCTAACTGATTTTGAAAGGAGACTAACTTGTCATGCTCAGTATTTCGGTTTTCAAGTTGATTGGCAATTGTTTGAATTTCAGATTCAAGTTGTTGTACCTGTCTCTGGAATCCAGATATTGTCGAATTGTTTTTAGAAATCTCATGATTGAGATTAACGATCTCCTTACT